GGGTGCGAATATCGCCGACAAGTTATTCGGCGGCGGTGCCAATGGCAATCCTGGGATAGCAAGCTTGGTGCAAAAGTACGCGGACCAATACGGCGTCGATCCGCGACTGGCAAGAGCCCTGTCCACGCAAGAAAGCGGCATGCACCAATTCGGCGCCGACGGCTCCGTCATTCGATCTAGCACCGGTGCCATGGGTGCGATGCAGCTCACGCGGGCGACCGCCAAAGGTCTTGGCGTGGACCGCACGAGCGCGGAGGACAATGTGCGCGGTGGCATGGAGCTGTTCGCGCACCTGCTGCAAAAGTACCATGGCGACGCGCCTACAGCAATAGCGGCGTATCACGAAGGTGAAACAAAGATGGACGCCATTTTGGCCGGCCGCGCGACGCTGTCGCCAGAAGCACGTGGTGAAGTGTCCAAAGTAATGCGTGGCGCTGGCGCCACCGGAGACGTGCAGATCGGCTCCATCGTCATCCACATCGCCAAGCCCAACGCCGTCAACGCGGACGTGGCCAACGCCGTGGCGGCGAAGCTGCGCGACCACCAAGGCAAGCAAGTGCAGCGCAACCTCGCCGAATTTCAAGACGCAAGCTGGAGCTACTAAAATGGGGACATCCTTGGGATGGCGGCCGCCGCAATGGTCAAAGCCGAGAATGATATCCGTCACAGTGCCGGCCGGGTACACCACCGACACGCCCGGCAACACGCCGTCCGGCGCCGGTTCCAACGGCATTGGGCTCGTGGCGGCCAAACCTACCGCCGCCATTTCTTACGTGTTCGACGCGGTGCTTTCGGCCGAGCATGAGCAGTCATTGACGAAAACAAACCATCCAGTGCAGACCGGCGCATCCGTGTCCAGCCACGCCTACATAGAGCCGGCGGAACTGGTGCTGTACGTGCTAATGTCGGACGTTACGCCGCAGTACGCCACCAGCAACCAGTCGTCCGCGCCCTACGTGCAGCAATGGACCGGCAACCCGTCAAAAAGCGTCGCGGCATACCAGCAGATGCTGGCACTGCAGGCCGCGCGCATTCCGCTGACGGTGACGACAAGGCTGCGCACCTACAACAATATGCTGGTGTGCAGGGTGGCGCCGCGCGAGGATGAAAAAACCACAACCGGCGCGCGGTTTCGAGTAGAGTTTGGGCAAGTGTTTGTGGCCAATATACAGCTCAACCCACTGAGCGCACGGCCAAATGACACGCAGACGACCGGCCTCGGCAGCGTGAGCCCAACTCCGGTTCCAGCCACTGTACAGAACCAATTTGGCGTGGAGGCATTTGGCCCTGGTGGCCCTAACCCTGCGGCGCCCCTGCCACCCGACTTGCACAATGGCTCTAAGCCAGTGGTGGACAATGGCGTCCCAGGCTATCTGTACAATACGCAACCGGGCTTTCCGCCGACATTTGTGCCGCAGTACCCTAACTCCGTCAATGCCATAGACGTACCTGGTGCTGGTGCCTATACTTCGAGCAATTACAACAGTCTGCCAACGATAGGTCGGTAAGTTATGCCGCAGCTTGTTCCACTTGTGCAGGCCCCCAACCAAACCTTTGCCGTACAGCTTACAGTAGATGGCGCCCCGCTCACGCTCAACCTTATGCTCAGCTACTCCACCATGGCAGGCTGGTGGCAGCTGAGCATCGCCAATGCGCAAAACTCCGTGCTGGTGGCGTCGGTGCCGCTGGTCACCGGGTACTATCCGGCCGCCAATGTACTGGCGCAATACGGCTACCTGAAAATAGGCAGCGCCTACGTGCTGAACACCGGGGCCAGCACCAACGACTACCCCGTGGCCGGCGACCTTCCCAATTTTTCGCTGCTTTGGAGTGACACGGCATGAACTCCTCCACAATTCCTTTGTTCGGCCAGGCCTGGGAGCTCACCGTGCAGTATCAGACCGACTCTGGCACCCAGAGCGCGGTATTGACGTCAAACTCATGGGAGCCGGAGGCGCTTCGCATGACGTTTGACGTGGTGCAGTCCATGCTGCCGTCGCCATGGTGGTATGCCGACATCATGGTGTACAACCTGGACACGCCGACCACCCAAAACATCCTGGTAAACGCCACTTGGGTGACGCTCAAGGCCGGCTTTCAGACCGGGCCGACGCTGTCGTCGACGATATGGGACGGCCCGATACTGCAAGTGCTGTTCGACCGCGAGCAGGTGGTGGACGCCCGCGTCACCCTGCACTGCGTTGCCAATCCGTTGGTGATGGATGAAATTGTGGGGTTCTCCATGGGCCCCTATGCCAGCCAGGCCCAGTTGGTGGCGAAAATGGCCGCCACCACCGGACTGCCCGGCATATCCGCGGCCAACGGCACGCTCAGCGGCCGCGCCGCACAGGTGCTGGCAGCCAAGCAATATCCGCGTGGAAACACCGTGTTCGGAAAAACGGGCAAGTACCTTCACCAGATTGCCGATGACCAGTTTATGACGACTTGGCGTGACGGCAGCAAGGCGTATATGTCGGAAGTTAGCAATGGAGAGGCCGTGCCGGCCCCGAATTTGGTGTACAGCCCGCCGTTTCCGCCGAACTCGGCGCCGCCCGACCTGCCCAACAACACCACGCAAAGCATCATTGGCACGCCACGGCAAACTCCGTTCGGTGTCATCTTCACCGTGCTGCTGGACCCAAGGCTGAAGGTGCGGCTGCCGCCGCTGGTTGTCCAGCTGACGCGCACCTTGATAACTCAAATAGCGGTTCAACCCGGCCAGACCGCCGCGTCGCCGTACAGCGCCAACCTGTTGTTTTTCGTAGCCCAAGTGCGGCATACCGGCGACTCGCGTGGCAATGATTGGTACACCGAAGTGACCGGATACGGCACCACATACGCGAACAACCTTTTGGACGGCGTGTTTGCCGCCACCAGCTCTGGAGGCTAAATGTCGACATACTCGCCTGGGCTGACGCCTTCCCAAATAAATTCAGCTGAACCGGCGCAATGGCGGCAGGTTGTGCGCCAGGCCCTGGACGACACGCGCTGCGCGACGCCAGCATTTCTGGCCGCCGACCTGGGCGTGGAGACGGCCCCTCAGACCGTCAAGGTGCAGATCGCCCTGCAAGAACGCGTGCGTCCGGCCAGCGGCAAGGCGCAGTGGTGGGACATACCGCCGATCATTAATGTGCCTATTTGCGTGCCGCGCGGCGGCGGCTACAGCATCACCCTGCCGTTAAAGAAGGGCGACCAAGGTCTGTTGATTTTCTGCGATACGTGCTTCGACAACTGGTGGGTGAACGGCCAAACAAACGCGCCTACGGCATTCAACACCAGCAAGCCGTCGGGCTCGCAGCGCCAGTTTGAGGTTCGCCGCCATCATGTGCACGACTGTGGCTTTCTGCCGGGCATGTGGAGCCAAAACAACCTGCTGCCAAACTATTCTGCCGACTCGTTGCAAATACGCTCCGACGACGGGACTACCATCATAGACGTGTCGGAAAACGGCGTGCAGCTTACCGGACCTGTAGTATCTGCAAAGAATGGTGGGGCACCATTGGCGCTAGTGAATGACACCTTTTATCAATGGTACGTAGCCAATGTGCAGCCATTTTTAGTGTCCAAGGGCTACGCTGGACCGCCGGTGCCGGCCGGCTCTGAAACTACGGTATTGAAAGGCCAATGATGCGCACCACGCCCACTATTCAGTACTTGCAGCTCGACGCGCAGAATGACCCCATATTCGACCCCAACGCCAACCTGACCGACGCCGCCGCGGTACGGCAGGCCATACTCACCCGCCTCCGCCTGTGGCTCGGCGAATGGTGGGAGGACGCCAACCTGGGCCTGCCGGTGTTCCAGTCCATGCTCGGCCAGCTTGGCTCTGCGCAAGGACTTGCCGCCATGACGTTGGCAGTGCAACAAAACATCGAAGGCGGCCCCTACGTCACAAGCACCGGCGAGCTATCGGTGAGCTTCAGAAACGGCGTGCTGGCTATCACAGGCACGGCCTACACGCAATTCGGGCCGGTGGCCATCAATACGGCACCAGCCTTGAACAACGCCGGTATAGGCGCATAGGATCCCATGAGCACACCGCCATACTTTCCACCCTCGATAGGCCAAGCGGGTTTGCAGGTGCCAACATATCCGTCAATTATGGCGGACAACATGCAGTCGTTCCTCAACATATATGGTACCAACCAGTACGTAGCGCGTGATTCCGCTATTTATCAGCTGCTAAGCGCAATTTCAATCAAGCAGGCCGACGTGAACCTTGCGCTGCAATTGGTATACAACCAGTCGTCGCCGCAAACGGCTGTGGGTGCCGGACTGGATCGACAGGTCAAGATGAACGGGTTGGCGCGCGCCTCATTTTCATTTTCGACCGTGCTACTGAGCATCGGCGGAGCGGCCAATTCGTCCATCAACAACGGCTTCGCGCAAGACCAGCAAGGCAATCTCTGGGCGCTGCCAAGCTTTGTGACCATCCCAAGCAGCGGCACGATCGACGTAGTTGCCACTTGCACTACTCCGGGCGCCGTCTCTGCAGAACCAGGCACGGTGGACATCATCAACACGCCCACGGCCGGATGGCAGACGGTGACCAATGCGGCCGCGGCCACGCCCGGCCTGCCGGTCGAGACGGACTCGCAGCTTCGCGCCCGTCAGGCTGTTTCAGTGGCGCTGCCGTCGACGACGCCGCTCGCGTCGACCGTGGCCGCCGTATTGGCCGCCAAAGGCGTCATTCGAGTGGCGCCAGGGTACCCGACGCCTGGCGGCCCCGGCTCGTCGATCGAGAACCCCACGGGTGCTGTCGACAGCTGGGGCAATCCGCCGCACTCCATATCCATCGTGGCGCAATGCACGAACACGCTGACGGTGGCCGAGGCCATCTATGCCAAGAAGACGATCGGCTGCCTGACGCACGGCACCACCACCGTGCCAGTGGTAGACAGCATGACCGGAGTCACCGAGGACATCAGCTTCTACCAGCCGACCAGCCTGCCAGTATACATCTTGCTG